ATTAAAGCTTATTTTTTTGTCATTTTTGTATAAAAAAAAACATTAATGATAATTCATCAATGCTTATAAATAAAATGGTGCCTAGGAATGGATAATAAGATAACAATATTCTAATATAGACTATATCTCAATGTATTTTGAATTGTCTGTTTTTTGTCTGTTGTAAGAAATTTTAAATTATAAAACTAATAATTATTTTGAGTGTATTATATCCGAGAATAATTTTAAAAAGCAGGAAATTAATCCTGCTCTTTTTTATTATATTCTTTTTCTAGTTCTAGCATATCCTCGAAACTTATTGTTTCTTGAAGTTCTGCATAGTTACTAAAATCTTCTCTTACTGCTTTATCCCCGCAGTCTATAGATCCTTTAAATCCTTCTTCTAGCATTTCTTCACTTATTTTTCTCCATTCAGCATAAACTTTTTTTAATTCTTTCATTTTCAAAACCTCCATCTTTTTATTTTTTATTAAATTTTCAAGTTCTTCTAATTCTTCAAGTGCTGCCATTTCATTTATAAAAACTCTAGCACGGCTTTTATATGTACTATGCTTAGTTTTTTCTTTTCCTTCCTCTGTAGCTCTGTATCTTTTGTTAGCTTCATTTTGTTGCTTCTGTGTTACATAACCTTTTCTTTTCTTTTCTTCCATAAATACCTCCTTGTATATGAGGGGCTTTCTACCCCTCTATTATATAATTATCATATAAACAACTAAATTCATTATTGTTATAAATTCTAAACATTTTATTATTTTGATTATACATTCTGATTAAATGCTCTCTGTATTTTCCTGTTACTACAAAAGGCACTTCAACTTGAGAGCAGTACTCACTATCTAAGTGAGTACATATTATTTTAATTTCATTGTTATTTAAAGCGTTTATTATTGTTTTTCTTGTAATCTTTTTCATTTTTACCACTCCTTTTATATTCTGTTAAATTTCTTTTCAGTTTCTGGTCTCCAAGTTCCAGCCATACATTCATCATAACGTTTAGCTATTTCTATTTGTCTTTTTATAGCTTCAACATCTTCTTTAGAATGGAACATTTCGAGCAAAATTTGATATCCTTCTAATTCAATTGCTTTTGAATTGTATACAAGTTCATCACTTACATATATTTTTCCAGCTTCATCTCTAAAAAATTTAACTCCTAAAAAATTGTGGCTCATTAATTCTTTTAACATTTTTATCACTCCTATCATTGATTTTTTTGTTAAGAAGTGATATAATCTAAGTAATCGAAGCTAGGATTATATCATTCTTAGTTTTACCCCTCAGAAGAGGGGGGATAAATTACTTATCTTTTTTAGTAATTGTAATCGAGAACTGCCAAGAACCAATTACAATTATAAATTTGATTTTCATTTTATCACCTCCTTCCTTTGAGGTACTTCTATAATATCATACTCGTACAAGTATGTCAACACTTTTTTTTATATTTTTTATTTTTTTCTAATTATCGATAAATTCATACTTTTAAGCAATAAAAAAAGATGGGGTAGTATAAAAACTACCCCTTTATTTTATGAATTTTTTTATCTCCTCTACATCTTTTTTTAATTCCGATTGTTCTTTTTGTATAGCTTCTAATAAATCTGCCATTCTTTGCATAGTATTTTTATACATTTCAAATGTACTCTTATCTTTCCAAAGAAAGTACAATAAAATAGCTCCTACTATGCCATATTCTAATAAAGTCTTTTCCATAGCACCACCTACAACCCCAGTATTTTCCCCCAATAATTATAATATTCTCTTGCTTCTTTAGTCCTGTCTACAATGGCTCTATCTTTATAACCTTCATTTAAAATTTTTTTCTTCCATGAAGTTTCTCCAAAGGCTCTAACTGCTATATAAAATCTTCTTACAGTTCTGTTATCTACTCCTGTTTCTTGCATAATATGTCTAAATATTTTATCCGCCAAGGTACGATTAATACCAGTATTGTTATAGCAACTGTATAAATAATCATGTACAACCGCAGCTTTAATATATCTACCAAAAGGATTATATAGCCATTGCAAAGAATGAGGTACTGATGCCCCGTCCGTTATAAAAGATTTGGGTACTCTTATCAAGTACCCATTTATATCATAAACATACTCTTCTAGCAAAATTGCCTTACCATTTGAAATTGGTTCCAGGATTAATTTAGTTTTCTCCATCTTCCTCATTTCCTTTTATATCTATTTTTCTACCAGTACCAAACACATTAGAAAACTTTTGTAGTGTTGTTTCTATAATATCTACCATTCTTTTTCTACTTAAAAATTTTCTGATTATAACTCTTGCTATAAATGGTAGGCTATTTGTTCTTTCTATTATAAATGTTACAGCTCCATCTAGCTTTTTAAGATTATCTCCATAATTAAAAGATGTTTCTGCATACACCACTGCATTATCAAATATTTGTACATACTTCTTTCTGTTATAAACCATATAAGCAACTATTCCAGCAGCTAATGCCATCCAGCACCATTGTTCCCAAGTAAAACTTATAAAAATTGCATACACTTTAAAAAACATACCATAAATAAAATCTTTCATAATTAAAACCTCCTAAAACTTTTTAATTTTTATAATAAATTTGTCTGGCCAGACTGTTTATTATTTAAAAGCTACCTTATCTGCTCCTTTGATTTGCCAATGTGGAGCATCCTTAAATGATTTCCAACAATTTCCACCCCACTCAATACCATATTTTTCTAAAAGTCCCTTCTCTTTTGCAACATTATAAATATCTTGATAGTAGTGAAAATCTTTCCAACTTCCTTTGTAAACTGTTTTTTCAACTTCTTTTTCTATTTCTTTTCCATTTTCCTTAACTTTTACCTTAACTTTTTCTTTTATAAGAACTCCAATATCTACGGCATATCCAAAACCATCAAACTTGATCTGATGATTAGATTTTTGTTTATACCCATCTACTTTTGTTACTTTTATTCCAGGTAATGTTCTACCTTTTTGATATTCTAAATTTTGCTCTGCTGCAGTTCTAACTCCTGCTGTAATATTAAAGTCCCAAGGGCTTACTAAGATTAATTCTTTAAAAAAATTAACCAGGTTTATATGGACACCATTTAATTTTTCTAAGCTTTTTTGTGATAAAACAAACATACTTATCAACTCCTTTATTTCTTTATATAAAAATTATTAAACCGACCTCGTAATTTGCCATTTAAAGCCATCAAAAAAAGGTAGCCATATAAAACTACCTTTAATTTATTTAATCCCATTTAATAGCTTCTAATTCTTCAACTGTTGAAACTTCCCTTATTTTCTTAGTTATAGCTGTGTATTTGTTTTGAGCAGCAATAACTCTTAATATCCAAGAGAAGTAAATTAGATTTAATTCTCCAAGTGAAATAGATGTAATAGAGTTATCTTTTAATCTCCATTGAGTTGGTAGCGATTTTAAAAGTGGCTTTAATTTTCCAACTTTCATAGCACCTTTTATTTTTGTCTCAAGTTCTACATCTACAGGAATACCTAAAGTACTTAATGCATCTTTAATTACATCATAATCTTCGATTTCTCCTGCCATATCCAATGCCATCTTGACTCTCATAAAATTAACTTCATCATATTCTTGCATTTGGAATACTTTTCCATTATGCTCATAACTTCCAAACATCTTATCTAGCAGTATTTCTCTGAACTTGTGTCTGAAAGTTCTTTTAACATCTTCTATATCTATATCCCAAGTGTGTGTTACTATATTCCACGTATGATAAGAGCTAGGCTGAGGTACAACCTTTAATTTCTTATCTTCGACATACTCTCCAGGAGCAAGTTGAACTTCTATATCTTCTTCTATAAGTTCTTCTCTAGTCATTTCTCTAATTGTGTTTGTAGCCTCGTCATATGTTGGATATTTGAAAGCTTCATTTCTTTCAATTACAACATATTGTGACGGAGTAAGTTCTGGATAATCCAGGAATAAATGCGAGTCTTGATTTTTTCTCTTTTGAATAAATGTAAAACATAACATCTCTCCTTTCAAATTTGAGTAGATTTTCAAATTTATTCAGATTTTTAATGGTTTTAATCGCACTTTGAAGCTATTTGATAACATTTTCTTAGCTTTTGATAACAAGAATAAGTTAAAAAATAACTTCAAACTTAATAAAAATAACATTAATTTCTTTATAAATTTGAAAATCTACTCAAATTTGAAAGGAGAGATGTTATGTTTTACATTTATTCAAAAGAGAAAAAATCAAGACTC